AAGTCTCCACCTAAGTCCCCACCTAAGTCTCCACCTAAGTCTCCCATAGGTGGAGGTGCACCTCCCATATCACCTCCCATATCACCACCTTCTGTAGATGTTTCACCACCTTCTTCATTAGGTTTTTTACCGTATAGTTTGTCTATATTTGAGAACACTCCTGTGTTAAGTATAACTTCCGCAGTTTTTTCTAATTCAGCAGCAACCGCTTTTTCAATTCTTTGTTGTTGTAAATCTAATTTTATTTCCTCATCACTAAATCCAAGAATATGTTTTTTAGCCCAAGACGCGGAAACAGGTAATATACCATTTCCTGGGTCGGTTAACGCATCTCTATAAAGTTGTATTTTTTGTTGCCATTGTTCAATCTTTAATAGTTCAGCTTGTGCCGATGGGTTAGTTAACCCTAAAGTAAAGTTACTTAACTCATCTTCAAAACCTAAAAGATACAAATGAATAATAGCAATTTTATTCAATTCTTGTATCATAGATTTTTGTATTCTATTGATAGTTCTAGCAAACCTAATGTCTTGGAGAGATAAATTTTTTCCGTCACCAACAACCTCTTCAAAACCTAAAAAGGCTTTAGGAACTCTTAGAGAGGTTAAAAGTTTTTTCTGAATATATTCTATATCCGCAATTTCAGATAGATTTTGAGCACCAGGTAAGGTATCTATTGGGTTTGGCGCGTTAGGGTCTCTAACAGGTATAAAATAATCTTGGTCTACCGCCATTTGATTGTACCTTAAGTCTACGTTTCCATTTTGTGGGTCCGCAATTTGGTCTCTTTTAAATTTATTTGCAACACGATTTACGTAAGGTTCAACATCTTTATCATCCATGTTACCCACAAAAACCTTAAATACCCTTCTTTCAGGCGCTCTAGAAGTACGATATATTAACATCGCATCTTCTGATAGTATTAATTGTTTCCATATACGTCTACCTTTTTCTAACATAGATGTACCATACGGTAGTTTTCTATCATCACCTAATAATCTAAAGTGGGCAATTTCCCATGTATTAAACTCCATGTCTTTATTTTGCCATAAGAATTTTAATACATCATTTTCAGTTTCAGTTGTATTTCTTTCAGGTTTTATTTTCATACCCCTTTCTTGTCTCGTAATTTCGATATTAGGAAGTTGTTGTGCACCCATAACACCTTTTTCAGAATCAAGTTTTAGATATACGAAATTGTCACCATATTTACATGCATTACGTGTCCACATCGGTAAATTGGTGTTTATGTCTAATCTATTATTAAATAAATCGGCTAATACAGATTTTATTCTTTTACTTTCAGAATAAATTTGTAGGATATATCCATCCTCATCTGGTGTGGTTGACTCTTCTGAATATATGTCTAAAGCTGCTGAAATTTCAGGGGTATACTCCATACTTTCATAGTCATAAAATGACGCCAATCGTGTTGGTTCATAATAAACTGCTTGAGTATATAAGTTATTTTCTATCTTTTGCCATTGTTGACCTAAATATAGTGATTGTTGGGCTTGAAGTTTTTCTCTTTCATATTCCCTTTTATCTGTGGTCTTTAAAAGGTCTTTTTTATTAAATGTATATACTGGCGCTTGTTGGTCTAAAGTAGAGTCAGGACCAAAAACCCTTGTCAGTCTTTGCCAAATTGTAAAATTATTCTCAGCCATACTTTTTTAGATAAATATAAGACCAACGAAAATTAATTAAAGGTTATCTTCTCATACCTCCAAATAACCAACCGTAATCCTCATAATCTTTTTTAGTAAAACCATTAGGTCTTCTATGGTCTCTATAATTATTTGGCATAACAGGTATACCGGGGTTAAAGTCTTTCGAGGTATTTTTAACAGGACTTTCGTTAACCATCCAACTTTCCATCATGGCTTTAGTCTGCTCAGTAACCTTTTCTAATTGTGTAAATGAGTTTTCCCCCACATATATTGCCATTGCCATAGCCATGATAAGGTCGTCGTGTTGTCCTTTTATGTGGTCAGGTCTTCCATTTATATAAACAAAAGTATTTAATTCATTCATTAATCTTGATGAACGAACAATAAAGTTATGTCTTAAAGCTTCTTCGAATGCCGCAACAATTTGAACACGTTTTGAATTAAAATTTAATCCTGGTATTTTTTCTATCGCCTTAGGATTATATTTCCATTTATCCGCAGCGTTTATTCCGTCAACATATAAATCCTTATAATTCATTTCCTGAAGTTTACGAGAGGTAGAAACCCCCATACCCCCAGTGATATCAATCACAATAAATGCAGAATACATGGTCGCCCATTTAAACGCGATTTCAGCGGCAACATCAGGTGGTACCTTACCCAAGTACTCTAGTACCTGTTCTCTCTCATCAAAGTCTATAATACAGAATGTGGTAAAGTCCTCACTATCACCACGAGAAACATCAATACCCATAATATATTTGTGACCTACTACAGGTTCTTTCCATTGCCATAACGCACCTCCCATAAATTTGTTTTCAGGTTCACGAATAAAGTTCTCCTTAATTTTTTCTACCGTATCAGGAGGTATAACATTATCACCTGAACCCAAGAAATTACACTCCAATTCCTGAGCAATCTTACGTCTATCAAACTTAAGTTTTTTAGCCATACCCTCAAACCATGATGAATATGGTTTGTACCCATCCAAGAAATGTGTTTTTATTTCTTCAAAATCCCGTTTCATCGGGTTTATATGTGAATAATCTAATGTTATCTCTTCGTCCTTATAATCCTCTCTATTCAACATATAATGAACTATATCATTACATTTAATGAGTTTTAAATCTCTTGCGTATCGAGGGTCACGATACCAATACATCTCGGTAATCCTAAAGTCGTTCATACCTCGTAACGACTGGTCATAGATAGAATAATATATGGGGTCAAAACCGTTAGGTGTTGATATCACAATCACTTTACCACCTGTAGAAAGTGACGCCATACACGCAGACCAGAAATCGTTATCTGCTTCAATAAACGCAGCCTCATCAAATACAAGTATCGTGGGGGTATATCCACGAAGGGCGTCTTTAGAAGTTGCCACTGACTTTACCTCACAACCATTAGTAAGTTTGTAATGCCTTTGTGAATTCTTTTCATTAGAAAAATCAACACCGAACCAAGAAGGCCATTGCTCTATAAACGCACGAATTTTACCCGCCATCTCGACAGAGGTATCAAGTTTGTTAGCGATTATAAGTATTTTCTCAGGTTTACTTTTAGATGCGGTTACTAATTTCTTTGATACCCATGCAGATGTTACTGTTGATACACCCGCTTGTCGATACTTTAATGCTATATTCTCTTCAAACTTATCATAATCCTTAATTAAACTTTCTTGGTCAGGAAATAATCTTAAAGGTACATATTTTGACTGTGTATTGTCATAAGTCTGTAGATATGTTCTTAACGCATACGAGGTGTCTTTAACACACCTCGCATACTCTAATAATACTTTTTCTCTAGTTAACGCCATATAGACATTTTAGTAAGAATTTATGTTAAAGAAATACCTAAATCACCTAATAAGTCTGAAAGACCACTATCATCATCGTCATCGTCATCATCACTGTATTGTGACATCGCGTCTTCATATTCGTATCCCTTTAACTCGTCAATAATTTCATCGACCATTTTTGACACTAAATTTTTACCTTCATCTGAACCTGATAGAATCATTTTAGCTACCTCAAAAAATTCATCAGTAGATAGTGATGAGAATCTTGAGAATAAATAGTTCTGTATCTCTCTCATATCGTCCTCATATAATTTATCAGGATATGATTGTGTGAATTTATCCCATATTACAGGACCTAACCTTAAATCCCAAACCTCATAAGGTAAAGTGTCTGTTTGACCCATAACCATTTCGGCAGCTTTAGGGTCATCTGGTAGACCTTGTGTACCTAAAACCTCATAAACACCTTTTATAAGTTCGTGAACTAACACAGGAAAGAATAAACCTTTAGCCTTAATTGTTGGTGGGTCTGTAGTATCATCTACTTCTTCTGAGCCTTGTACTCCTTCTCCACTACTCGCGGCACCCATAATCATTTGGTCAGGCATAATCCAATATAAAAGGTCATTAATTGACATTAATACACCATAAAGATTCAATAATCGAGGGTTAATGGTATTTAATTGCTCCTCAACTAAATGAAACATATAATGACCTTTTTTAGACGCACCTTGTATTAAAGAATTAATAAATCTTCTTTTAGCCTTTTCTAAATCGAATTTTTCAAAAGCTGCCATAAAATTCTCTAAATCATCTTCAGCCTCATCA